TTTAAACGTTCTGTTTTTTCTTTAGATGCTTCTTTTCTTTGTTCAGCATAATCTAAAGCTGTTTTTAAGCGTCTTTTAACATCAGGATCTTTAGCTCTTTCGTAAGCTGCTCTAACACGCTGATGAATCAAGTTAATGATTTGAGATTGACGAGCATGAGGTTTTGACTTAAAAGATGCTTTAGATAATGTATCTATAATATCTTGTTTAGTAGAAAATTTTACTTTAACAGTATCGCTTGGATCTTCATCTGTGTATAATCTACGTCCTGATCCTTTAGGTTTTTTCCCTGTACCTACTTTAGGATCTCCTTCTTTTAGGATATTAGGCTCTAAAATATTGTAAATATCTTCTTTCTCGTTAGCTGGAATTTCAGTAGGTAAATAGGTAAAGAATTTCTCTTTATCTCCATCTTTAAGTGCTTTACGAGCGTTTGTTCCGCTCATATCACCTGCTGGGGTTTTAATTACTCGAACCTCAACGTTTGGATATTTTTCTTCTACTCCTTTAGTACGATTTTTAATATCTTGTAAATCGTCTTCTCTACCTTCACGATACCCAATTACAAAGTATACTTTTTCGTCTGGGTGATTTTTAGCATAACGTAAGATGTCTCCGATTGGGGCTGAAGATGGTTCTATTTGAACTTTAGATGGGAGCAATTCCTTGTAAATATCCCATACTTGCATAGATTGTTCTTGTTCGATCCCATCTCTAACTCCACCACCAACATAGATAATAAACTTATCTATATCTTTGAAATCTTTTAAAGCAGTTTTAACTAAGTCAAAGTGACCTTTGGTAGGTGGTTTAAAACCACCCCCATAGATCGCAGTAACGGATTTTCCGTCTACTAATTCGCTTACTAAAAACTTTGTAAGTTGGTCCATTTACTTAAGCTTCATGATGAGCTCTTTGGCCTTGCTTTTCTTTTCTTCGATTTCTTTTTTAGCCATTCTGTACTCGTCCATCTCGCGCTTAAGAGCTTCTTTCTGCATTTCGTACTCTTTCATAGCTGTTTTAGCATGCTTACGAGCAGCTGATTTATTAGTACCGGCATATGCAGCCGCAATCTCGTTTATATCAATTTGATCGTAAATTGAAGCAGGACGGATCATATCATCCATAGACATACCTCTTTTAGGTTTCATTACAAGAATGATTTCGCCAATCTCGTTGTATGGCTCTTTCATTTCCATTGTTTCTGCTTCAAGGGCTTCCTTGATAAGGGATTTTAATACTGATTTTTTCATGAGTTAAGGAATTGTTTTATTTTAGATTGTGCTTCTGGAATAGAAACGGTTTGTTGTATAATATCTTGAACGTTTTTCTCGTCGCGTAATGATATAATTTCTTGTTCAAGTTTTTCTTTTTCAGCTCTAGATCTAGCCTGTTCTTTTTCTGTTTTAGGTTTAGTATCTTGAGGAGTATATGGTTCGAGGTAGCGCTTTACGATTTTTTCAAGGCTTTTTTTACCAAATGGTTCTTTGTCTTTTGTAGTTGCTACAAAGTTTTGACCGAATAAATTAAGATATGGGATAAAGTTTTTAGTTACATTAGCCCATGTTTGCATTACAATACCAGGCATTAAACTTCTATCCTCACCAGCTGAACGCTCGAATCTATCTTCGTTTTTCTTAAGTGATTTTTCAAGTGAAGAATATACAAACACCATCATTACATCATACCCAGCTGCCTCTAAAGTGTTTTTTAGTTGCTCTGTTTTCTTGTATGAGGCTGCTGTGCCATCAATCACAATGCTTTCTCTAGAGCCAATCTCTTGTGCTAAAGCATCTTGATATTCTTTTTGAGCAGGTTGCATTGCTTTAGCTGCTCCACTTCTACCTTCGGCGTCTGCCATTTTTAAATCAAGTGAAATACCTGCGTCACGAAGGTTTTTAATAAAGAAATCATCAATATTCATTACCTTTAAACCAAGATCTCTGATAACATCATCTATAACAGAAGATTTACCAGCGCCTGGGGCACCAGCTAAAATAATAGCTTTGGGGGCACCTTGTGCCTCTCTAAGTAATCTCACTAGTGAAATCATATACGCGCGTTTACGTATAAATATCAGAGCTCTCTCTTAACTGTAGTTCTGAATTCAGTAAAGATAGGACTGTGATTTGGGTTTTCTAAATCAAACAGTTTTTTAACAGTTTTGAATATATCCATGTTCTCTTCTATAGTGCGACTAGATTCATAGATTTCCCATCCCTTACCTTGCATAGACCCATTCTTTGGACCACGCTTAGATGATTTAAGCCACAAAATAGCTGTGCGGTCAGCTCGCTTACCGTAGCATTCTTCGTAGCACGTAGCGTAGGCGGCTGTTTGAAGATCATAGGTAGTTTGTAGATGGTTGGATGTTTTAAAGTCAATAATCCATAGTTTACCTTCAATCTCACAAACCAAGTCACAGGTACCTGCAATCTCATATTCATCAGAGAATAGGTGAACTTCAGTCTCGATCAATTTAGGTTTATATGTTTCCCAAAAGTCTACAAAGCGAAGGAACATCTGCCACACATCTGGATTGTGTTGTGGATTACCCCATTCGTTTAAGAAATTAAGCTCTTTACCATTTAGGTAATCCTCGATCAATTCGTGAGTGGCTGTACCTTCCTCACCTGCTTTTTTAACAATATATTCTGAAGAATATCCTACTTTCTTTAACCAATCCTCAAAGAACTTTCCTTTAGGGTAAGCCGACAACACGTAAGTGATAGAAGGATAGTATTTCCCGTTACGTCTATAGTAACGTGAGTCTGGCATTGTAATTTGTTTAGCATCTTCTGAGATCTCTAGGATTCGGTTATAAGATTGCTTGATGTTTCTTTTACTCATATAAGTTCAATTTTCTTAGCCATCAAATCATAAGTGGTTAATGGATAAGTGTTTTGGATAAGGTTTGTAAAATGTTCAAAACCCATTTCGCTTGGATCTTTTTCATCCAAATCTACGAGGTAAACCTCTTTACCCTCGTTTAATAATAACTCAGCAAACCGTAAAGCATCTTTCATTGCATCTTTATCCAAAGCAATGTAAATCTGTTTTACAGTTGACGTTACAATTTTTTTCATCAAATTCTCTTGCAAGTGTTTTCCAAGCAAGGGAATTGCATTGCGTTTGATTGCTAAAGCATCAAATGGCCCCTCACACAATACAAGTGGAGAAGACCAGTTTACAAATAGCTCAAACGGTACAATATTTTTACTTATAGAAGGATTCTTGTATTTGACTGGAGAGTTCGAGTCAAAATTACGAGCCACAAAATAGTTTAGTTTACCTTCGCTATTATACGATGGTATAACGATCATCTTGTTGTATACACCGCCTTCACAATATCCAATATTGTATTTAAGTATATCCTCTTCACTTATATTTCTTGACTTAACATAAGTTAAAGCGTGTCTGCCAATAATATCTGATTTCTGGATATTAATTAATGGTTTAAATTCTTTAGGCAATTCAAGTTTTTCTGTAACTACTGTTTCTTTATCTGCTGTTTCTGTTTTAACAATAGACCTTAATTCTAATGATGCTTCAGGAGATGCTTTAACCTGTTTAAATAATTGAAGTACTTTTTTACCTCTTTTATCACATACCCAACAATGCCAAGGATTTTCACCCTTTTTATTCTCCGTCATGTTAACCTCTAACTTTGGCTTATGGTGATTACAAAACGGACAATGGTAGGCAAAATTGCCTTTTGATGTCTGTTTACCAGTACCTAATACAGAGTTAACTAAAGCAATCAGTGGTTGATTGAGCATAACCATAAGGTAACAAGAATAATCTAAATTACCAAATTAAATAAAATCTTTTGTAAAAAATTTACCTAAAATATTATCATTGAAATAGCCATCAGGATTTTCTAATACACTATATTCAAATAAATACTTACATTCATAGTAAGTAAGAAGTTTTTTATTAGGAACCAATTGTAGAATTTCACGGGTAAATTCCTCTTGTTTACCTCCTTTTATGAGTTCTAAAATCGGTTTAGCAGAGCCATAGTAGGTTTTCCAGTCCGATTCTTTTGCTACCACCTTTTTGGCTGACTTCCTGCCTGGTCCTGTTTGTTCTGCTAGTTCCTTTTTTGTTAGTTTTTTCTTTATATTGTGAAATAATGATTTCTTACCAATATAAGATTTACCACTTGATTTATGAGTTACAATGTAAATAAAACCAAATGTATCTTGAGGCATATCCTCAATTGAATTTATAACTTTTTCTTTGTATAACCACATATTATCTATCTATGTTTACTAAAATTGTTGTATCTGTTGTAGGCGATAAAGGTAATGGTTGAGATAACTTTCCTATTGCTAATAATTGTTG